GTTCCAACACTGTATTTTTCTTGTTCTACTTTTATATAATCTTCTAATAGACCAGTAGGAAAACCATTTAACCCAAATACATTTATTGGATCAATTTCGTAATATAATAAATCATCATTAATTGATTTTTTACCAGGATAATGAGAAATCAAATTATATAAGTTTGAATCAAAATATATTTTAACATTTTCTTTTGGGTGATATAAATCAAATTTCTTATTAGATGAATTATAAATCATTTTTGGTTGAACAATATCATTAACCACCTGATTATTTATTAAAGTTGTTAAATCAAGAAATGTTTTATTGATTAACTTAACAAAATGGGAATAAGTATGAACCCAATAATATTCGTTTTCAATAGTTTGATTTTCTTGGGATGTTAATAATAATGTATCTTGTAATTCGGGAGCAAATATAATAGACATTGATTCACTTACATTTTGTGATATCATTGTTATTTTATATACGGTTTTATTTGGATTGGGCTGATCGTCTTGAATTTTAGGAATGAATAACGGCAAGTCACGTATCCCATTCATTGTAAATCTTATCACCGCCATTTTGTATTGACTTATGTCAGAAATAATTGGCGTATCTCTGGCTTCATAAAATGATGCTATTGGGTCGTTTTCACTTCCTGTTGATGTAGTTCTACCATTGATAATATCAACATTGTAATAAATATTATCTAAATCTGAATTAGAATTTTTTATAAATCTACTCATATATAATTAAACTTAGATAATTATTTATAAATGAATTCTATTTATTTATTTATTAATTCGTGGGTAAATTTAGTAACAACATCATCAACTGTTTTTATTTTCTTAATATCCTTTAATTCTTTCATTAATTTATAATATTCGTCTAAACTTAATTTATAAAATAATAATCGTGAAGCTGTATGACGCCCGCATGTGGCAATATCATAATTTTCTTTTTGTAAAGGTTTATTATTAAAAACTAATGAATAACCCGCATCAGCAACTAATTCTAAAAAACGGGGATAATTTTGACCAAATTCTTTATTAATGTGAGCTGGAACGTTTAAATTAACATTTTGAGTATCAGGAAAATAACCATATGGGTCAAAAAACTCTATTTGATTACCTTTTTTAATAACTCCAACCCAATGACCTGTATTTTTATTTTCAGTTAAATATAATATAATGCATCTACCTAGATTATCAAATAATTCATCAATATGAGTAATATTATAAAGTTTATCATAAGTTTGTATTCTAGTATCTGGATTTAAAACTGCTTGAATATCACTATCTGATAATGAATATGCTTTTAGATGCTTTAAAATCTCATCATCCATAATATATATTATAATTGAGATAATAATATTTATAGCTAAAAACCCTTGGGTTTTTATCGTATCGTGCCTTTAGGTCCCTGAATCGTCTTGATGTAATAAATAAGCTGAATTTTGTGAAATAACATAATTAGGATATTGTGTATGAATACAACACCATCTTCCTAATTTATTTAATGGTTTTACACTTTCTTTATCCATATTTCCATAATTTTGTAATAAATAACGTAATTGGTAATTACTTGATGATTGTGGAAATATAACAATATTATGACTTTCATTTAAAATTAATCGTGTCTGCTTGTAATTTGTGAGGTGGTGGCTTATGTAAATCATACTAACTTGATGATGCCGCCCCATAATAGCTATATCATCAATGGCTTTTAAAACAACATTTAATTCATTTTTTTCTAACGTTTCAAAGTCATCAAAAATAATTAATGATGGTTCTTGTTCATTAATATCAAAGCCTTCTTCTGAAAACTGAGTTATATCAATTCTTTGAATAAATTTTAATTCATCCAATGTTTCATCACTTGTTAATTTTGATATTAAATAAACTGGGTTTTTTGGAAACAATTTATGATAATTATTTATAACTATTTTTGCTTGGTAAGATTTTCCTGACCCTGCTGCTCCCGCTATATACCAAATGCTCCGTTTTTTAGGATTATCAGGTGGAAGTAATTGAAAAACTAAATCATGAGGTAATTCAATGCGTTGTTTGTTTTTTTCTTTACCATCCGGATCTACAATAAGAAAATGGTTAAATAATTTGTTTCGTTCATCACCTTTTATTAAAGCAATAGGGTAAGATTTGGTTAATTTTTCAGCTTCTTTTAAACTCATTAAATGAAGACTTGGCATTATCAAGGTTTAGATTATTTCTTAAAGTTTTTAATAAAAGTTGAAAACATATTAAAAACTAGTGTATTTATTCAATGTTTTCTAAATAATTGAAAACATTACTTATAACATTATTATAAACCCCAAGATGAAAGCATTTTATCTACAAATTTTATTGATCTACCGCCTTTTATTTTTGGTGGTGTTTTTTTTGGCTCTGGTTTTTTTAGTCTTTGTTTTGGTCTGGTTTGTGGTTTTGGTGCTGATGGTTTTGGTGCTGGTGGTTTTGGTTTTGGTTTTATTGTTTTTTTAGCATCTTCTAATATTTTCTTAAATGATATTTTTTCATTAATTGTTTGTCCCGCAGCTTCTCCACCTGGTTGTGTTTTAGATTCTGTCATACCTGGGTTTGTATATTCTATATCGTTTGATGTAGTTGAAGAATCATCATCATCTGTATCATTAGAAGCAATTATACCCGTATTTTTATTATTTTTATTTGGATCTAAATAATCTTCATCATCTACTGTTGAATATGAAGTTGTTGTATCAATATCTTCCGATGAATTATCATCAGAATTATCACCATAATTATCAAATTCACGTTTATCTCTCTCTCTTGATAATTTAGAAATTTCTTTATCCATTTGTTTATAGATATTTGGATATTTATTTTTTAAATCTTTCAAACCATCATTTGATAGTTTAACTAAATCTATATATTTAGAAGGCATAATATCAATTGGATTCGCTTTAATAATGTCCATATATTGTATTTTAAAAACATCTTGTCTTGATTTTTCATTATCACCGTATGAATTTAATAATGATTGAATAATAAGAAATAGTTTATAAAGTAATTCTTGGTTAGATAATTCTTTTAAATTTTTTACTGCTATCTGTATTTCTGAGGAAAGTGCCTTTTTTGGTGTATTTTGTAAATTATTATACGTTTCGATAAAATAATTACTATTATTATCCATTCGTGTTAAATATCCCGCAATACTCTCCTCCAATATTTTAGAATATCTAGTTAATGATGACTTACTTATATTTAAACCATATGTTCTAAAATTTCCTAAAGTTTGTCTTATTTCCTGTTGTTTAATTGGTTCATTAGTAAATTCAGCATTTATAACATCATTAAAGAATAATTCTAAACTACTTTCCACGGTTTGAAATGCGTCATCATTTGTTGAAGGCATTTGGTTTCCTAAGCTTCGACCTTCATTTATATCATCTTGGATTTTCATAGATTTGGCAGTGCGTTTAAACATTTGATTGCCATAGTTATGGTCTGACATCCCCCCTTTCATATTATTTAGCATATTAAAAGATGTATTTTTATAAACATCTGGATTATTTCCAATCAGTGGAGGACCACCATAATTATAGTTATCTGTTCTATTATAACCGCTTAAATATTCTGTTTGGATTTGTTTAGTGTTTTTTATGTTGTTATTAGCATTGTTTAATAATGTTGTGTTTATCATATCTCTAAAACTCATTTATATAAATAGATTTAGATAATTTATTTATATATTTACATTAATGAATTCTCTTTAATATATTTTGACGCTTGTGGTAGTGTTATATTATGTTGTCTCATTAAACTTTTTACTAAAGCATTACGTTTAATTTGTTTATCACTTAGTTTTCTTTTTTGTTTTTGTTTTCCTGAGCCAGACGCTTGGGCTAATCCTTCTAGAGCTAACGGAACAAGCATCATCTCAGGACCTAAAACTGCGGATGCTATTGGAGCTAATGCTTTAGAAATATTGGCTGCTGGTCTCATTACTGAATTAAATCCTTTCTTAAAATCTCCCCAAAATCCTGAGCCTGTTAAACCTTCCCGTTGCATGATTACATCAGCATATTTAAGACCCATATCAAAATATTTTTTATTATCACCTTGTAAATGGTTAGATACTTCTCCCAAAGCTTTCTTTCCAATTTTAACAAATTTGGCTATATCTTTTTTATCAAATTGATTTTTAAGATTATTTGCGTGTTTTAAAACATCACCTTT